TCACTTACGGGAAGCGTCTGAACCGATTTGCAACGAATTTGCAACATGCGCCGATGCCTTCTGCATCGCCTCGTGAAGATCGTCGCTATCGACTATGTTGTATCTTTTGAACACCGACGCTGTCTTGTGTTGCGAGATTTTCATCGCGATGTCTTCCTGAACCTTTGCTCGACGCAAGTTGCGCACGCCGCTTCGCCGCAGATCGTGCAGCGTGAGCCCGTCGTACCCCTTATCGTGGTTTTTCGGGTCGCGCCACGTCCCTAATCCTACCTCAACGCACGCCTTACGAAAAGCCTTCGTCAAGTTCGTCGTGTTGAACAGCCGCCCGACGCGCTTTTCTTTGGGCGTCTGTCGCAACGGCGCCGCAAGCTTCTCGTCGAGAGCGAGCAGCAGCGGCTCTTTATTTTTCACCTGTGCTGCCCGTAGAAGAATCTCCACTTTGTCCCCGTCGAAGATCACCTGCGGCCATTCAATTTGCTCCGCAGCACCAGACCGGCAGCCGGTGATGTAGAGATAGTACAGAACAGGGCGCAAATCCTCTTGCATAGCACGTTCGAGTTCTGCAAACTTTTTCGCCGCTAGAAATCCTTGACGCGGTTCCGGCTCCTTCAACATTGGAACCCAGATGACAGCGCGCAGCTTGTTTTTGCGCTGCATGAGCTTGAGCATTCGCCGGAGCAGCGCGTTGCTCCTATTGATAATGGCGGCCCCTGCGCCTTCGTCCTGACGCTGCTTGATGAAACCCTCAACGTCATCAGAAGTGATGTCAGCTAAATGCCGACCGCCGAAATGAGCGTCGAGCTTCTTGAGGCCACAGATGTCTTTGGTCCCGTCAGCGCGAGTCAACAGCGAGGCGCGCTTCTCTCGTTCGTAATCTGCAATCAGCGCCGCGCGCGCATCCTCGTAGGTAAACTTCTTCTGGTCTTGAACTGGTGGCAGGCCGTCGGCTGCTTCGGTCACTCGACGCGCAAGTAGCGCCGCAGCGGCCATCTTCGATTCTGAGCGCGTGCTCTCACGGACGGTCTTTCCTTTGCTGCGATACCAGATGTAAAAATACGGCGACCCTTTGACGCGCCCGACGCTTCCCTTCCCGCGCTTCCTTTGCTTTTTCTTCGCTTCGTTTTCCATGCCACTCCCAGCATAACCGAGAACAGAGGAGGATGAAACATCACTTTTGTCATTGCACTGGAAACGGTGCATATGCTAGGATGACGTTGTTCGTTGCTCTCGCGCGATACTGCAATCGCGCTTTGGAATCTGTCGGGGAGCGGCGTTCTACACTCGGGAAGGTTGAGTTAAGCCTTATGATCGCGCTCGCGATCTACGCCCGCTAAAGCCAAGACAGGCTCCCCATTCTGAGGAGTCGTGTCTCTTGAAGAATTCACCCGCTGCACCTTCAGCTACAGCTTTGCCTCGATGTCTCACTGTTCCCCAGGCTGCCGCATACCTCGCTTGCACAGTTCCAGCAGTTCGAGCGCTTCAGTGGTCCCGCGCTGTTCCGTTTCTGAGGATCGGCAAGCGCGTCGTCTTTGATCGTCAGGATCTTGATCGTTATGTCGAAGCGCAGAAAACGCTCAGCAGTTGAACATTTTTTTTGCTTGAAAATGCACACCCTTGTGAGCTTTTCGCATTTAAGCAGCTAAGTGCTCGCAAGTCTATAACTTGCAACAGAATAGCGTTAACGCTGTAGACGTAACAGGCTGCTAGTCAATACAGGGAGAGCATATGCGCGGCTACGCAGACTTTTACGCTAACTCGATGTCGCCCCGCGCGACTTTGGCTGATGCTGGCTATTGTCGCTGCGCAGAATGTCGTTCGTATTTCGAACACGAGCGCTGCACTGCTGTTTTCTGTTCAGAACTGTGTCGCGTAAAAGCGTGGCAAAAAGTCATGCGAGAACGACGCGAAAATGCTGCTAAGGAAAACGCAATCGTTCGCGTGATGCATGTGTGCTCGATCACGCAGCTTGATCGCGCGATCTCAGAAGCAGTTCTGAATAACGCGTCAGTTTAATGAACTAAAACGTGCCGAGGATATTGGGGCGGTAGGGAGAGAGAAATGGAAACAGTACAACTCAACTTAACTTTGGAGCAAACGCTCCTTCTTCAAAATGAGTTGCAGAACTCGATGCTGGAAATCCTCTATTGCGATGAATTTCAGACTGACGGCTCGGTGAAGGAAAGGTTCCGGCAAATCAACAAGCTCCGCAGCTCGATTGAGCGCCAAGTTTCTGAGCCAGCTGGCGGTGTTCGATGCTGAAAGCAGAACTGATGCGAAAACTTCAAACGGCGGTAGATGATGCGATCAACCAGAGTTTGTACGGAAATATCGAAATAGAATTCCGCGCTGGCGAGCCGGTCATCTTGCGCTACGAGAAAACAGAGAAATTAGACAACAGGGAGAACTCACGTCATGGCTACACGAAACGATAAGAAATCACCGAATATTTGGTTCAGGTTCTACTGGAACGACTACAGCAATAAAACTGGCCACCTGACGCTGCTCGAACACGGCGCGTATCAGCAGCTCATATTGAAGTACATGGCTGCCGGAAAGCCGCTGCCACAAGATCACACTCGAATTTTTCGCATGATTAGCGCCGTTACGCCTGAAGAGCAAACAGCAGTCACGGCAGTTTTGCAAGAGTTCTTCTACAAAGAAGACGGGACTTACAGGAGTTCTCGCTGCGATGAAGAACTTCAGCGAATTGCCAACGAAAGGCAGCGGCAATCTGAACTCGGTAAGAAAGGTGGGTCAGCCAACTCTCCTGCTCAAGCCGCTTATCGTGAGCGCGGGATGATAGCCACTGCTATCGAAAACGATAACCAGCAGAGCAGTATCAAAACAAATAGCACGATAGCGCCAGCTATTGATTTTGATGTCCAAAACGAAAGCCAGCAACAGCAACAGCAAAGCATTATAGGAAACGAGCAAAATTCGCAAAACGTTGTTGCTGTTTCTTTTTTTCTCGAAGAAAAACACATAGCAGAAGTTGGATCGTGGGGAAAGAAATACAGAGAGCAGATGATCGACTGGATTACGCAGCACGGAGAAGTGTTCATGGACGAAGCAATAACTCTGGCCAAATCTGAGGGCTTTGAAGGAGTCACTTCTCCGATTGCAATCATGGTCACAACTTATCTGCCAAAAGCGATCGGGAAACTGATCGCAAAACGAGAGCAGGCAGCGCAGAAGAAAAAAGAAGACGAAATTCAAGAGCGAGCAATCGAGCGCGACATACGAGAGCGCGTCGCGAAACGTGACGCTCCGCGCTTAGTGAGTGGCGAGGTTGTTTCTGAATGCGACGCTAGCGAAGTTTTTGGAACAGGAAATTGAGTCGAAAAGGAGAGAGGCATGAGTAACGAAATAATGCTTGATTTCTACGGGGAAACATTTGAGCGAGAACGTGATGGCGCTCGACTCGGTGCGCAGCTTAGCGCCGTGAAAGGTTTCATGCTGACGCATGGATGGGTCACACTGTCTCAAATCTCTGAAGCGACAAACGCTCCGGAAGCGAGCGTGAGCGCGCGGCTACGAGATTTGAGAACGCCGCGTGGTGGAAACTTCATAATTCAGCGCCGCTATATTTCTCGCGGCCTTCACGAGTACAGGCTTGTCACAGATCATCAGCAATCTTAGGGAGGAACAAACAATGGACCGTCAAAAGTTGGTCGAACTCAAATGCGCAATCATCGGTGCTTCGCAGACAGACAGAGAAGTCGTCCGGGGGATTCATCTCCGCAAAGCTCTGGTGCTAGTTGATGAGGTGCTTGAGGATGCTGCTGCTGACGCTGAGATCAAGTCTCGCGCAAGGAAAGCAGCGCAGAGCAAATCAGACGTTGCAGAGCTATTCCGTGCTGTCTAAGACACTAATGTGCTTTTTGAGCCGCTTAGCAGAGGAGATTTACCATGATGTTTGAATTTGCCGCTCAAGAAGTCATCTATGTCGGCTCCGCGCTCGTCGTGGGCGCCTTTATGCCAGCTGTCGGCCGCAAGATCAAGGCCGGTTTCGTCAAGTTAACGACCAAAGCGAAGTCTGACCTCGAAAAGCGCGTCGAAGCGCTTGAGGCGAAGATCGTTGCCGATGGTGAAAAGGCGATCAAGGCTGCTGAAAAAGCTGTCTAACGATTTGCTGACGCTGCTCGTAAGAGTTCAAGTGTCCTCTACCGGATAGAACTAGCTCCCTGCTTACGACGGCATTCCGCCGAAAAGCAGGCTGAGCAGCGCCAGCTCCAATATCATGCCGTCTTCGCCTGCATCTCTTTGCCTTTTTGGACAATGTAGCGCCCGCGCCGTCCCCGGCTCGACATTTTGCGCTTCCCACGAGAACGTCAAGAAAGAACAAGCTTCGCATTATGAGAGCTGGCGCGCCCAAGACTCAGTTCGCAAACTGTATCGCAGCGCGCGCTGGCAGAACACGCGTCGTGCCGTATTCCGTCGCGACATTCTCTGCACTATCCCAGAAGGCTGCCCACACGCGGCGACTGTTGCTGACCACTTTCCAACAGGCGCTCGTGAGCTTGTCGCTGCGTTTGGAATTGATGCCTTTTTCGATGCAGATCGTTGTCGCGGCCTTTGTAAGCGCCATCATGACGTTTCGACCGCATCGCGCGAAGGGCGGAATAGAGGTCGCTAATGTGGATGCGAAACTATCCTGTTTGGTGTATTGATGACGATCTTCATTTGACGGCAAGACGTAAAAGCTTTCACTTACCGTACATTCCTCCGTTTGCAAATGACGATCAGAAGCTTGCCCAGGTGCTGCGCGAGAGAGCGTGGCATTTTACCCATCACCTCTCTACTCCGTGTCCTCCAACACTCAGCCTCGTTTTGCTCAACGCAGCAGCTACGCAGAAAGCGACGGCGGAATCGAGCAAAGCTTTGCGCGATGTCGTAAAGCGAACAGGCGGGTACATGGAACTGCAAGCGGCAATCGCATATAAATCATGGCGCTTGGGAATAGAGGCGAAAGAAATCGCTAAGGAATTGGGCATTTCATCGAGCCAAGTCCGTCAAATATCACGGCGATTGCGCGCTGAAGCTGCGAAACTTGGCTACGACTGCGGAAAACGTCATCACTCCCTACGGAATAAGTTCTAGCAATGAATTCCCACCATCTGGTTGATTCTACTGAGATCGCTGACCGCAAATGCGGTATCAAATGATCCAGCAAATGCGACCGCAAATGATCCAGCAAATGCGGTACCAATAAGAGTAGATGTAGATTAAGAGAAGAGCAGACAGACAGTCAGATAGCGCCTGTCTGCCTGACCGTTCGCTTTATGAACGACCAAAGCGGAGGCAGGGTAGAGCAAACCAAAAACACTCAGGCGTGCAAGAGAGCTAGCACACGATAGGGAAGCAAGCAGACATTCCCTAGTAGCTTAGTCGAGCAACAGCTACAGTCGCGATGAAAGCTCAGTGACATTCCATCAGCCGACAAGCGCGACAGCGCCAAGCACTTAGATGCAGCAGCAGAAGCACCAGCCCGCTCAATAGGAGCCTGCTGGACGCAAGGAAGTTGTTGCTGAGCGTTCGACACCCCGCGCAGGCCCTACCGTTCGTACAATCGACGCCCCGTGCCGCCTCGCATCTCTGAGGCGAACATGCCTGAAGACCGACGCGCCCGGTTTTTGCACATAACTCCACTTCACGAGCCGTTCCCGGCCAGGTCCTGACGTGCTTTTTGAGCCATTGTGTAGGAGAGTTCCACGTCATGCCACAGATCAGAAAACCGACTGCTGTTCTAGACGCAGAAGGCAGCTTCATCCGCCATCCAGAGCGCGCGCGCGCCAACGAGCCAGAAACCGGCAGCAGTAAGCCGCTCGGAAATCCGCCATCATATTTGAGCGTAGATCAGAAACGAATCTGGCGCGAGTTATGCAAGCAAATGCTGCCGGGGGTCTGCTTCCAGTCTGATCGCACAGCTTTTGAGCTATTAGTTCGTCTTGTTTGCAAGATGCGAGACGACACAATAAATCGCTCGGAAGTCTCTTCGCTTATTGCGCTCACTAGTCGCTTCGCCATGAATCCGGCAGATCGCAGCAAAGTTGCAGTAGAAAAGCCGAAAGAGTCGAAACTCGATAAGTTTCTCAAGCGTTCTGCACCTTCGGGTCCAGTTCCGCAGCCTACAGCAGAGTCGATCACTCCGCCCGAAACCGTCAACTAGGCCAGCGCTCTTACCAGAAAAAGATTACTGGACCGATATATGAGGCCGTTTCCGATGAAGGGGCTGCCTGACTGAATTCGTGTCCGTCGATCCGAAAACAGGGGCACACAAGGAACTCACACATCATGGACAGCACCGTACTGAACAAACGCAAGAGCGAAATCCTCGACCAACAGGAACTGATGCTCAAGAAAGCGACCGAAGCAAAGGTCCAGCTCACCGCGACCGAAGAGGAGCAGTTCAAGAACCTCACTGCGGAACTCGACCAGATCAACAGCAACATTACCCGCTTCTCAGCGATTGCAAAGGGCCGCACTGAAGTTGGCGCTCCTCGTCAGTCTGCTGTGATTTCGGCTGACGTGGCCGCAAAGAAGTTTTACGCGCTGGGCGGTTATCGCGCTGCGACTCAGTTGCAGCCTGAATACACCGACAACTTTTGGAAAGCTCTGAAGTCCGGCAAGCACGGCTTTGAAGCGTTTGCATTCCAGAATGCAGCGTTGGGCGAAGGTGGAACGACTGCTGACGGTTCCGCGCTGGTTCCAATCGAGACCGATCCGTCGATTCCGAATCTGGCTATCGTTGAATGCTCTGCTCGTAAGTTGAGCAAAGTCATCACGACCAGCATGAACTTGAATCTCCCTTACCAGAGCGCGAAAGCGACTGCTGCGATCAAGGCCGAGTCCAACAACTCGGGCACGAACGCATTCGCTACCAACGTTCCTCAGTTCGCGACGACCGAGTTGCAGGCTTATGTAGTCGGCGATTCGATCTATGCTTCTTGGGAACTGTTGCAGGACAGCAAAGCTTGCGCCGACTTCCTGACTGCTGAACTGGGCCGCATCATCACTGTTGAAGAAGAGTATCTCTTCACCAACGGTTCTGGCTCCGGTCAGCCTCAGGGCTATCTGGGCAACGGCACGACCGCAACCGGCGCCAGCATTTCTGGTGGCGCTGCGACTCTGGGCATCAACCCCATCATTGACACGATGGGCTCGTTGAATGCCGCGTACTACAACCGCGCTAAGTGGTTGGTATCGCGTCCCGAGTTCAACCGTCTGTTGAAGGCGCAAATCGCGGCTTCGCAGTATCAGACGTTTGTGACGTTCGATCCAGACGGTTCCGCGCGTTTGTTCGGTTATCCGGTCGCGTTCTCTGCTGAGATGCCGACTTATATCTCGTCTCCCTCTACTCAGGGGAGCTGGATGTTTGGGGACTTCAATGCGTTCGCAGTCATCGGCGACCGTGGCGACAGCAACATCCGCGTCAAGGTCCTCGACCAAGTTGCGGCTCTGAACGGACAAACGGTGATCCTCGGTTACCGCCGAACTGATCAGCGCGTTGTTCTGTCCGAAGCTGTGGTCCAGCTAAACACGAATGGGTAATCAGTACCTCTCCTGCTGATTGCACACAAGAGCCTCAAGCAAACCGCTTGGGGCTTTTGCTTTTTCAAGAGGGCGTCACACTTTCGCGTCCATAGCGGGAGAGACTAAATGGATCTACGAACAATTCTGCAAGATAGATACCCGTATAGAGACTTCAGTCGCTACTGGTCCCATGTCGAGTCAATGACAGGCTCAGATCAGAAGCATCACGCTTTGCCACAAGCGGATTTTCCAGACTTTGTAGATGCACCCGACAATAAGATTCCGTGCAGCTACCAAGAGCATTTATATGCTCACTATCTGCTCGCACTCGCTGTGCCGGAATGCGCATCGTATCAGATGACTGTTTGCTTGATGGCGCGCGCACGCGCCGCTGACATCAGGGCAGATGAGTTGCCGTACCTTGCAGAGGTGTATGCGCGCGCTCAGACGGCGTTTGCACTGCTGAGAACGCATGAGCATCAAGCAAAAGCAGGGCGTGCTGGCGGCAAAATCGGCGGCAAGACGCAGGGAACAAAGAACAAAGAGAACAAGCTGGGAATTTGTGGACTTACTCTCGAACAGCGTCAAGCATCAGGAAGCAAGGGAGCGCTTGCTCAGACTCGTGAGCAGAAGCAGGCTGCTGGTGGTGCAGGCGGTACTAAGACAGCCTCTATTCCCGGAGCGCTTGCTAAAGCAGGACGTGCTGGAGGACAGAAGAGCGGACTGCTTGTTTGCCACACACGCTGGCATGTTAACAGGGGCATCAAGAGTGCGGAGTGTGCTCTATGTTAAGCATTGCCGAACGCTACATGGAGGACTGTCTTTCTGGAGCAGTTCTATGCGGCCCGTGGATCAGAAAAGTAATCGAGCGACACCGGCGCGACTTAGAGCACGCGCATGAACGCGGCCTCTATTTCGATCCAGAAGCAGGTCAACATCCGATTGATTTCATCGAGATGTTTTGCGTTCCGCCAGAGAACCAAGACAACGACACGATGGTTCTAATGCCGTGGCAGCAGTTCTTTTTGTATTTGGTCTACGGATGGAAGAGATCGTCAGATCACACGCGTAGGTTCAGACGCGCATACCTTGAGATCGCTAAGAAAAACGGAAAAACATCTCTTGCAGCAGCGCTTGTGCCTTATCACCTGATAGCAGACAACGAGCGCTCCGCGCGTGTGTTCGTCGCAGCTACTACGGCAAAGCAAGCGGACACTGCCTTCAAACAAGCTGCGGCTCTCGTAGATCGCAGTCCTGAACTGAAAACCACAATACATCGCGCTGGTAATGACCCGCACATTCTCGCCCTCTTCACCGATGACTTGGGGCGCGCTAGCAAGATGTCGCGCGAAGCGGGTTCTGAAGACGGAGCGATGGTTAGTTGCTCCATCTTGGATGAGCTTCACCGCTGGAAAAGCGGCTCTGGTCTCTACAGCATTCTTCGCTACGGCGGTCGTACTCGCAAACAGCCGTTGATGATCGAAACAACAACTGCTGGCGCTTCAGCGGACGGAACTTCGCTGTGCTGGTCAGAGCGCGAGTACGGAACGAAGATTCTCGACGATCATGTCGCTGATGACGAGTTCGCGCCGTTCATCTTTTGCATGGACCCAAAAGACGACTGGAAAGACTCCAAGAACTGGGTCAAAGCTAATCCGTCGATGGGTTACCTCTTCGACGAAGAGAAGATCCTGAAGGAGTTCAACGAAGCCCAAGGAAAACCGACAAGTCTTGGTGAGTTCAAACGCTTCGCACTCAACATCTGGTCGTCTGAGTCAGCAGATCCCGCGATTGAAATCGAAAAGTGGGACGCGTGCTGTCGCGAGGATATAGCAACACATCCCGATCCCAAGCGACTGCGGAGAGAAGCTCTCGAACAGCTAGAAGGTCGGTTGTGCTTCGGTGGCATCGACTTGGCGCCGAAGTTGGACACGTCTTCTTTAGTGCTGCTGTTTCCGCCGCTAACGTCTACCGAGAAGTGGAACGTTCTTGAATTCTTCTGGTGCCCTGCTGACAACATCGCTGATCGCGTAAAGCGTGATCGCGTCCCGTACGATTTGTGGCGTGATGACGGCTTCATCGTACCAACCCCAGGCAATCTCACCGATGTGCGCTACATCGCGGAGCAGATTGCTGACATAAATAAGCAATTCAACCTGAAAGAAATTGCTTACGACGACGCGTGGAGTTCCGAACTTATCCGCATGCTGGGCGAAGCGAAGTTCCCGATGGAGAAGTTCGTTCCTTTTCCGCAGTCGCATCTTCGCATGAACGCGCCATGTCAAGAATTGATGCGGAAAGTCCTCCGTTCAGAATTTGCTCATGCGCACAATCCAGTTATGCGATGGCAGATGGGATCACTGCGCTGGAACACGCAGTCAGGAACGAACTTCGTCAAGCCGTCACGTGATCGTAAGCGGGACAAAATAGACGGTCCTGCTTCGCTCATCATGGCGCTCGCGCGAGCAACTGCACCTGAAAACCAAGTCAAGGTGTCCAAGCCTTTTTTCGTAGTCACTTCAAGTTAAGAGAGCGTCACAGCTTTTTAGTAATTGCGAGGGAGAGTTCTATATGGCCAGAGCAAGGAAAGTATCGCATCAAGCAGTCGAGCAGTACGCACAGCAGCACCCCGCCGCAACTCAAACGGAAATTGGTCGAGTCTTCAGCATTACGCAGGGTTCCGTGGGCAGGATTCTGCGCCGCGTTGGGTTGACGAATACACACCGCGGGGTGCCGCGCAAAGAAACAAAGCCGCCAAAAGGTACGCGTTTTGATCGCTTCGGAAGAGTATGTCCGGTGCAATCGGCAGAAGTCCTGTATTTCTTCTGGGACCGGCACTTGCAGCAGCTTGGTCTTGGGGAGTCGCGCGGCGAAAGGCTTGGGCGTCAACGCATCCTTTATGGATACGACGGTTCGCGGCAAGCGCTTCAGGATGAGAGCGCTACGCTCCCCGAGGAGATGGATGATTACGATCCGGCTATTGAAGCCTTTACGCACTCAGAGCAGGAAAGGGCTTTTGAGTCTTTAGAAGAGACTCCATTGAGTTCTCTTCCGCTTGCAACCGAGTCCGAAGACGCCGGAGAAACATGTCTCTAACTGCGCTCAACCTCAATACCCCGCCATATCATACGTTCACGAATAGCGGCGCCAGCACGATGGCTGCTCCCAGCGCGGACTTGATTCAGTCACTTCTCGGATTCCCAGCAGCAGCCGGAAAGCCTGTAACGCGAGCCACAGCAATTCGCGTGGCAGCAGTGCTTTCTTCAGTCAAGGTGCTCGCGAATGACATCGCTAAGATGCCGCTCATTCTGCACGAAACTTCCGTCGTTGGCGGTCATCAGCGCAGGCAGCCAGCAATCAGTGACCCGCTTTACTCGATCTTGAAAGATATTCCGAACCGCTGGCAGACAAGCTATCAACTTCGCTGGTTTCTCGCGTCACAGTTGATCATGAAGGGCGCTTGCTATTGCCAGAAAATCACAGATCAAAAAGGCGATGTCGTCGAGCTGGTTCCGCTGAATGCTTGGAACATGGACATCAAATGGGATTACAGCGGCGGACCAAATCCGCAGCGAGATCAACGAACAGGCAAAGTCGTGCCCGTTCTCTGCTGGCACTACATGGACGGACACTCAGTCGTTCAGAAGTTTTATCAAGAGGACTTGTGGCACGTTACGTCGCACAACATCGAAGGCATTGGCGTAGAAGGCGCGTCACTGATCGCGCTCGGCAAAGAAGCAATCAGCGTATTGATCGCGGCTGAAGAAACCGCCGGCCGCCAATTTGCAAACGGCTTAGGCATGGGCGGCTTCATCTCATTCCCTGTTGACGGCGGACCTGATGAGTCGCAGGCGCAAAACGTCGTTGATCGCCTGAAGAAAGACTTTTCTGGATCACAGAACGCTGGCAAGTTCACCATCATCCCCCACGGCGGCAAGTGGGAAAAGATGACGTTCAATGCGCAAGAGTCTCAGTTGCTTGAGTCGCGCAAGTGGAACGAAGAAACCGTAGCACGTCTATTTGGCGGCGCGCCGCTGGTTGTGAAGCTCGGCCTGGGTGCGCAGAACAGCACCTACGCTTCCAGTTCCGCCTTTCTCGATGAGTATTTCAACACGAGCTTGTTGCCGTACACCACAGCATTCGAGCAGTCGATTCAGCGTGACCTCATTCAGAAAGCAGAGCGCGGCAAGAAATATGCCAAGCACAATGCGGACATTATCCTTCGGGGCTCCCCTGATGAGCGAGCGAAGACGAATGCTGCACTCATCAACTCGATGCAGCTGACTCCGAACGAAGCGCGTGCCATTGAAGACCGCGACTACATTGAAGGCGGAGACGTGCTAGTTGCGGCGGCTAACTCCTGCATCTTCGATATTGCAGAACAGGAGTGGTTTATTCCCGGACAAAAACCACCTGAGTCTGCTGGAACAGATAACAATGCACCGAAGCCTGCTGAGAGCGGAGAGCCCGATGCAGAGGGCGGCAACTCTGACACAGAAGGCACTGAACCAAAGACCGCCAAAGTGAAAGCGCGGCTGGCGGCAATTGCTAACAGCCTTGCGGAGCGCTGTGAGCGGAAGTTTGAGAAGTCGGGAACGCTCGAAGCGAAATTCGTTGCAGAGGTAATGAGCGTCTCGCTCGAAGAGGCGCAGAAGGTTTGCGCTACTGCATTTTCCAACAAAGAAGAAAGGCGTGCAGCGCTCGTGAAGCTGGCGCTAGGTGAACACAATGAAGCTTAACTCTAAAGACGCGCGGCGCTTCTTCAATGCGGCGCAAACAGCGAACGTGTTGACGCTCGAAGTCTACGACGTGATCGGCGCTGACTTCTTCGGTGACGGCATCACAGCTTCGGCTGTGTCCGACGCTATTGCTCAAGCTGGAGCACACGACAGCGTGACGCTGCGCATCAACTCTCCCGGCGGTGACGCGTTTGAGGGCGTTGCTATTTACAACGTACTCAAGAATCACGGCAAGCCAGTCAACGTCTGCGTTGATGGTCTTGCTGCGTCTGCTGCGTCTCTGGTCGCGATGTCCGGCGACACGATTTGCATGGGAACGGGATCAATGATGATGATCCATCCCGCTCAGGGCTGTGCAATGGGCGACGCTAAGACGGTGCGCGAGTTTGCAGACACGCTCGACAAGGTGAGCGAGAGCATCGCGGACATCTACGTGGCGCGGACTAAGAACAGCAAGAAATCTGTCGTTGACATGATGAACGCTGAGACTTGGATGTCTGCCAAAGATGCCGTCAAGAACGGCTTCGCCACAGAAGTCTCGGACGGCAAGAAGGTCAGCAACGCCTTCGACCTGAGCGCATTCAGGAACGTCCCCGAAGAACTGAAAAACGTCGTGAAGACGCGCGAAGTTGACGGCGAGCACTTGACTGCCAGCGACTTTGTTTACGCTGGCAATCCCGATGATCCGTCTACTTGGAGCTTGCCTTACAAGTTCGCAAGCGATGAGAAGACCAAGAGTCATCTCCGAGACGCTCTGGCGCGCTTCGATCAAGATGAAGTCATTCCCGAAGCTCACAAAGCTGAGGCGTATGCGAAGCTCGTCCGTCTCTGCAAAGAGTATGGCATCGAGGTGTCTCAGCGCGGCAAGGCCAAGAACGAGGTTGATTATTCGATCCGCATGAAACAGATTCAGATCGAAAAGAGGAAGTAACCGTGTATCAGAAGATTCTAACTCCGAGAACACAGCCGGTCATCACGCCCGAGCGACTTGCGGCGTTTGGCCGCTTTGACGTTCCACAGGAATATATCACTGGCAGTTCGCCTGCTGTGCAGACCGATGACTATGCGCTGCTTGAAGTATTCATCGAAGCTGCCACAGAACAAGTGGAAATTATGGCGCAGACGGCTTGTGAGCTTGAACAGGTACTTCTGACGCTCGACTTCTTCCCCAACACACAGGATCCGCGCAACTTTCTTCAGTACGAGCTTTCTTATGCGTTCGCAATTACCCCTTGGTGGTGGTGGGGTTTCCCAACAAAGGATTCTATCGAGCTAGTACGCCGTCCTGTGCAAGTTCCGACACTGACCGGCACTGCCGCAAATATCACGGCAATTTCAGTTGCTGGCAATGTGGTCACGGTGACCTGTGAGAACGAGTTTGAGGAGGGCAATGTCGTGCTGCTTAGTGGCACAGCAGAGGGTAATACTGCGAACCCGCAGACGACGCCGAGCACTGTGCCTTTTCTGAACGGCGCGCTGCTCACTATCGCAACAGCATCTGGAACACAGTTCACAGCTGTGTGGAATAACTTCTACACGACTGGCAGCAACGGTCAAGTCGTTCCGCAGAGCTACACGAATGCGTCCGACACGGGAACTGCGCAGGTCGTCACGAACCCCGTAATCATTCAGTACTACGACCAGATGGGCGTGCTCTGCACTTGGAACTCGACGAATTATTTTGTGCTGGACGACAAAATTGGACTGGTTGTAGGAAATTGGTGGCCACTCACAGATCGTCGCCAAGATTGCATTCAGATTCAGTACTGGGCAGGCGACACTTCCGCACCTGCGAGCGTCAATGCGCGACTCCAGATGGCCGTGATGTTCTTGGCTGCACATTTCTGGGAGAACCGGAGCATCGTTGCTGTTGAGCCGACCAGCGAGGTTTTCCACACGCTTTGTCTGATGCTCTCAGCATTCAGGACCTACAGGATTCCACGATGAGCCTGCCTAAGAGGGTTTCAACGGGGACTAAATATCTAAGTTCCTCACAGTTCAATTCGTACATCACCATAACCAACCCGAACGCAGGGCAGGCGGCTGATGGTACGCCGAATGCTCCAACGATAGTGGCGTGCAACATCCATGCAAACATTTCGCCTTGGAGAAGCAAGGAAGTTGACAAAGAGCAAGCGCGTGTTGGGCTTTCATCTTATAAGCTGATCATCCGCTATCCCAAAACGTACTCAATTGACGGCGGCATGCAGATTCAGCTTCGGAGTCAGCTTCACAACATCGACAGCTTTTACGATCCCGATGGTCAGCAAGTCGAGTTACACATCTACACGTTCGTGACGCAAGATGCAGTCACGGCAGGGACAGGAGACTAATCGTGGTTGAGCAAGGGTTGTACACGCTGATCGAAGCTGATGCCGACATAACTGCGCTGGTCAACGGCGTGTACTGGATTCTCGCGCCAAAGGGCGCAGTTGTTCCATACATCGTTCTCAGTCGCGTCGCGACATCAGACGTTTACACCATGAATGGCGCCACCGGAACACGCTCGGCACTGTTTCAGATCGACTGCTATGCGACGGACTATTACACAAGCCGTTCCATTGCTTTGGCAGTTCGGCAGTTGCTGGAGTCGTACAGGGGCAATCTCCCTGATGTGAACTCTACGGCTGTGGCTGCGGTGTTGACCGAAAAGGATTGGGACCTCCCCTATGAAGAGGGCAGCGGCAAGGGCTTCGTGTTCCGCAGCCTGCTTCAGTTTCGCGTTTGGTACTACGACACTGCCGTTGCCGTTGCTCCTGCTCCTGACCTCACGACCATTATCGAAGGCGGATCGTTTTAATGCCCATTATTGACGCACTTATCGTAATCGCTACTGGCCATGCTGCTGACCTTCCCTCTACAGCAGAAGGAATTGCTGCTGCTCTGAATGTTCCTGTCGGAGACATACAGCCAGGTATTCAATTCTTCTGCAAAGACACAGGGAATCTGTATGTGTGGAATGGCGTTTCGATGGTTGAGATCGGCGCATCAGCTGGCTTCCAGAATCCGATGCTCGACTCGGGCGACATGCTCTATGAGGATCCTTCCCTGAGTCCCGCTCGACTGCCGATCGGCACAAGCGGCGAAGTGCTGACTGTTGTCAATGGTCTACCTGCTTGGGCAGCGACAGCGCAGAGCACAAACTTCGAAGCGAACGGCTCAACGCTCAGTTCTGATAGCACGATCAATTTTGAAGGAGACGGCACCTACATCACGATCAGCAACCCTTCAGCAGGCAACGTCAAGTCTGCTCTGAACTACTCCGCCCTGATCACAGCGCTGGAGGCGAGCCTAGATACAACGTTTGATGCTTACGGGGCAGCCGCTTCGGCGCTGTCTGCTGCGGAGAGTTTTGCGTCAAGCGCGGCTGCAACTGCTCAGTCGAACGCTGAGAGTTACGCGGCGTCAGCAGCGAGCACTGCCCAGTCGAACGCTGAGACTTATGCGAATTCAGTAAACACGACAGGCTCTTCTGGATCCTGCACAGGCAATGCCGCGACAGCAACTAGCGCTACGACAGCAGCGAATCTTTCTGGTTCGCAAACTGCAAACTACTTTTACGCTGCGCCCAATGGGTCCGCTGGGGCTGGCTCTTGGCGCGCGATTGTTGCTGCTGATATTCCCACGCTGAATCAGAACACGTCAGGCAGTTCCGGCTCCTGTACTGGAAACGCAGCGACTGCGACTGCTGCTACGACGGCAGGGAATCTGTCTGGAACACCAGCGCTGCCGAACGGCACGTCTGCGACGACGCAGAGCGTTGGAGACAACACGACGAAAGTGGCGACTGACGCTTTTGTGAATGCGGCTGTCGCTGTCGAGGCTGCGCGCGCTGAAACAGAAGAAGCGCTGCTCGCAAGCATCATCAGCGGTCTCGGTTCTGAATTCTTAGCGCTCACCGGCGGCACTATGTCTGGCACGATCAACATGAACGAGAATTTGATCGTGTGGGAAAATTCGAGTCTCGGAAGCGACACCAGTCTCTCGCGCGTAGGTCCTGGAATTCTCGGGATCGGCACCGGCGCGAACGGCAGCACTAACGGAACTCTCGACGTTGGTGCGCTAAACGTTTCCGGCGCCTCTACATTCGGCGGAAGTGGCACTACATCAATCACAACGCAGGCGCCCGGAACATCGCCAGCGACTGCTGGATTCGATCTTTGGCAGAACACTACGCCGACAGTGACAGGCGCAGCGACGACTGTCGCTCTCAGCACGACAACAGCCCCAGTCAGTCTCGGAAGCAACACGTGGCGGTACACACTCGCTGCCGCAGAAACTGGAGCCGCGTCTAACGGCTGGTTGAACGCGCTTGTTGTGTTTTCCGGTTGGACCGGCGGCGCTACAGGGAACAACGGCACGTTCACGATCACAGCATCGACGAGCACAACGATCACGGTCGTGAACGCTACTGGTTCGACAACAAACACAGGAACTCCGGTCGCGATTTCATCTGCTGTCGTTAACAGTCCGATCCTGCAACTCGCCGGCACGGTAAACACAGGCACAGCAGGTGCTCTTGCTTCCGTTCCAGATGTTTGGTCCGTTCAAAACATTATTGGATCGGTAGGACCAAATCCAACTAGCACTCTTACATTTACTCACACTGGATCTTCTGGCACAGCAGCAGTCTCTGTACCGCAACTTAACGTTACAACGATAAACGGTGCCGGCAACTTGATAATTAACTCAGCATCTGGTGAGGTGCTCTTTGAGATAGGATCAACAGTCGAATTTTTGATACAAGGGGCGGTTTTCAGAGGCGGTAGCGCTTCTATTATGGGTTTCACCAGTACAGCGGCGCCTAACGGTGCTTCTGCAGACACAGGAATCTCTCGTATAAGCCCCGGGATTGTTGGCATAGGAACAGGTACCTCGGGTAACACCGCTGGAACGCTTGCCTTTACCACAGCCTTGATGACAGCTTCAGCGGCTGCTCCAACATCAGCTGGCACGGCTGGCACGGCTGGCCAAATTATCTATTACAACGGCTTGCTCTACTTCTGCTCTGTGACCGGTGCGGCTGGCTCTGCGACGTGGAACAAACTCAGCATGACATCAGTATAAGGCTCTCGGCTTCTCGGCTCTCTAGGCCACTGCTCAGATGCTTTCCAGAATACCTAAAGTATTTTTGAGCCGCTTAGTGTAAGTGACTACAGGGCAGACCATCGCCTCAAGACGAAGACGACCAGCTACAGTGTTTTGTTTTCAATCGACCCTCAGTTGATTGCTTCGCCGTGCGCTCTTCCCTGTACTTTCACTTTCTGAAATCTTCATGGCTGCTATCGAGATAGAAGGACTCGCTGACTTGTCGCGGATGCTGCAAGAAGAAGCGCCAGCAGCGGCAAAGCGCTACTTGTTACGGTGCGCGAAGCCTGCGGCTGAAGTCGTGATAGATGCAGCAGAGGAAACCGTCCCAGTAGATATCGGAGTTTTGGAAGAGTCAATGGGTTCGCAAACAGAATGGTCCTCGGGTGACGGAGAGACCGCTCTAGAAATCAATGTAGGACCCCTCAAATCGGCGTGGTGGGGATCACTACAGGAATTTGGAACGAAAACCAACCCAGCACAACACTGGCTTTCGAGAGCATGGGAATCATGCAAAGACAAAGTGCTGGATGTGTTCGCAACTGAAGCAGTCGGCTTGCTTCAGGATTTGGAGAACAAAAAGTGACGACTTCGCCAAGCGTCAGTGTGTTGCTGCCAAGTGCGAACGGCAGGTTTGCTGGAACTGCTCTCAATTGCTTTCTCGCCCAAAGCTACAAGGGCGCGCTGGAGTTGGTAGTTCTCGACAATTCAGACAGCGATGAGCTTTTGTTCAGAGTAAGCAAGCTCGTCAAATCTGAAAGCGTTGAGATGCTCGATGGATTCACCGGATTCGCTGCCCTACTTGTAGACGGGCAGAGCGTCACGTACTTGTCTTTGCCGCATCGACCAATCGGCGCTTTTAGGAACGCAGGCAACTGGCACGCGCGGGGAGACGTTATCGTCCATTTTGATGACGACGACTGGCAGCATCCAGATCGCGTGAGTCAGCAAGTCGCGAGGCTGCTGGATACGGGCAAGGCAGTGACTGGGTTCCATTCTAGTTTGTATTGGAATGACAACGACGGCAGCCTGTATCGCTATCACTACAGCCCCGACAGCCCGCATGAGCCGTATGCATACGGTGCGAATCTGGCTTACACGCGGCAATGGTGGGAAAAGCATTCATTCCCAGAAACAGATAGCGAAGACCGACCGTTTACCGATGCTGCTCTGCACCTGAAGCAGCTTGATTCGTGCGACGGGGAACAGCTCATCGCGTGCCGAGTCCACGGGCAGAATCTTTGCTCGAAGAGAAATTATCTGGGGAAGCACAAGCAGTGGCCGTCAGTTTCGCGCTGTGCTTTCCCGAACGAATTCTTCGCCGCCATTCAAGCGGAGAAAAGGTAGTACAAATCATCCGCCTTTGGCGGCAGACAAACAAGGAGTAACACAATGCCTAACCCAGTAGTAGGAATCGTTGGCGTCGGAGACAGCTTCGAATTCGCCACAGTTGGATCGCCCTCGACGTACACCGTTCTTGACGGCGTGCAATCTATCAGCTTCTCTGGCGACAAAGTTGCTACCGAGAAGACCACGCAGATGGGAACTTCCGAGGGTGTGGATACGTTCATTTCCAGTACTCAGGATCCGGGGACTTGCGATGTCAAGTGCCTGTTCCAGCCCGGCGACGCTTCGCAGGTTGCTTTGGAAGCTATCCGTCTCTCTGGCGCCGCTGTGAGCATGAAAGCTCTATACGGCTCCTCGAACAGCACGACCTTCAGCGGCATCGTTGAGTCGATGACGCGCTCGTTTCCGCTGGACAAGCCCGCCACGCTTGACGTGAAGATCAAGATCACTGGCCCTTGGACCCTGGCGTAATCGGCTTGGGGTGGTGAAAGAAGCCACCCCGCTTCCTTACCCAAGGGTGAGCGGATACACGTGCGGGTTAGTTTCCGCGCACCCAGCAGGCTCCTATGAGCCGCATTTTAGTCTTTTAAGGAGAGTTCATGGCACAGCAAACAGAAATCAAGACGCGGGTTACGCCGCATTTCACCCTCATTCTCGACAGTGAAGACGGGGCTCCGGTTCGTACTTGGCGGCTCTGCTACACGTACAAAGCAATCGCCCGAATCGAAGAAGCCACAGGCCTTGACCTGAAGAAGGTGGATGACTGGCAGAAGATTTCATCCGGGAAAGACTTCCCCAAGATCGTGTGGGGTGGTTTGGAGAAGTTCAACCCTGAATTGACGCTGGACGAAGTTATCGAAGCGCTCAACCCCGAGGCACAACGATTTTTGTCGGATGAAATTTTCGAGCTGATGTTTCCGGGCGCACGCGAAGCTTACGAGAAAGCGCTGAACGCGCCAGCGGGTGCAACTGCCGACCCAAACTTACAGACGGCTCTTCCGACCGAATAGAGGAGCCGCCCGACAACTGGCTGGACCTGTGGGCGGTAGCGCGGTACGACCTCGGTCTGAGCTGGGAGGAATTCGAGGAGCTTACGCCGGGGATGTTTCAGGCACTCTGCAAGCGCCGCAACGTCCGGATCAAGTATGAGCGGCTCGCCAACGCGCTGACGGCCTCTGTTGTGGCAAACGTGAATCGCAGTAAGGATGACGACCCGATTCTTCAGCCCTTCGATTTCATCCGCGACGATGAGAGCGCACAGAAAAAGGAGCGGCTCGATCTTGCAAAGCGCCATTGCAAGAAAGTACTGAACGTTCCGGCGTCAACCTCGCGCGAGAAGATCATGGAGATTCGCGGTAAAGCTATCAAGGATTTGGAAGCATCGGGGTATCCAGACGCGGAGCAGATTTTCAATAGCTGCTGGCCGCACCTGACGCCTAAGAAAGGGTAAGCGATGTCCGAGGTTGGAGCACTGATCGTAAAGCTCAGAGCGGAAACAGCAGAATTCCGCGAAGACATGGGGAAGGTCAAGTCTGAGCTTGACGGTCTGAAAGACAAATCCGGCGAGGCTGGTGGTGCCGTTGACGGCTCGATGCGCGAGTCTGCCGGGTCTGTGCGCCTGCTTACTCATGAGTTGGGCATCCCGCTGCCCCGCGAACTCTCCCGCCTTATCGCTGCCATTCCGGGCGTGGGTGCCGCGTTTGCAATGATGCTCCCGATCATTGGCATAGTGGCTGCCATCGTCGTCATCGACAAGCTCATCGAGCATCAGAAGCAGGTTGCAGAGGAAGCCCATAAGCTGGCGCTCGCTCAGGCTAATTTCGGCACCACTGCTCAGGAAGCTTTTAACAAGCTCGACGACAAACTGCTACAGGCGGGCATCCGGGCTGATGAACTCCGTGGGGATCACTTGGCTGCGTTACACAAGCAGCTTGTGCTGATCGACCACCAGAGCATGAACGAACTGGCGGACCAGTTCCGCACTCTTGCTTCTGCTGCTGACAAGACACTGGCCGACATTACTGAGCACTGGTACGAAAGCAAAGTTGGTGTGACCGGCGTAAAGGACGCGCTGGAGAATTTTGAGTCGCAGTACACGCAACTGCTGGAAAAGCACAAGGACAAAGATGCGGGTGATCTCCTTCAAGGCACGCTGAACTCCGCCATCAAGATGAAGGAGTTGATGGAGGCGCAGCAAGGCGGGCACGGTTCTACTCAGTCTGACTTGGATGCTCAGAATGCCTTCGTCGGCCTGCTGCAGACGGAAGTAGAACTTCGTAAACGGAACACAGCGGCAGTTGCTGCTGAGAAGAAAGAAGCCACAGACAAAGCCATCAAAGACACGCTCATGGATACGACTGAGCGCCAGAAAGAGTACAACGCGGCTGTCCTGAAGGGCATGGAAGACTTTGTGGCTTTTGGGCGCGCCCAGCGCGCGGCCTACAAAGGATCAAACAACAATGAAGCGCTGAGCCAAACAGAAGACTTCTTCAAGGCTGTAGCGGATACCCAGAAGAAGGCAGCGCAGGAAGAGTTGGAGACAGCAACACAGAGTTTCGCGGACCAAGCGGAATCTGCCAAGGCATCTTTGGACCAGCAGAAGGGCGCTATCGCCAATGCGTCTGAACTTGGTTTGATCAGCCGCCGTGAGGCTGTCCAGCAGCAGATTGCACTTGTTCAGCGTGAGTCCGGGATTCGTCTGGCTGCTCTGGCTCAGGAAGTAGCTGCCAAGCGCCGGGCGGTGCAGGAAGAAATTGATGCCGACAATCGCGCTGCCGCAAACGTCCTCGGCGCAAATGGCGGAAACAAGGCTGATCCGACCTACATTGCGTTCCTGAACGATGCTGCTGTGAAGATGGCATCACTGGACGCGATCAACAATAAATTCGCCGTCGATGTGAAGGTTGCGACGACGAATGCCACAACTCAGGTCGCCGGGCTGAACGTTCAACTCGCAAAGTTGTATCCGACGTGGACGCAGTTCTTCCGCGAAATGAACAAGGACGTTCCGACTCTTGCCCAGAGCATCAACAGCACCCTGCAAGCCAGCGTGACGAAGTTCAACGACAGCTTCTCGCAGGGACTGGCGAAGACCCTCGTCGAAGCCAAGAGCATGGCTGCTGCAATGAAGCAGATTGGAAAGGAAATTGTTGAGGACGCCATCTCGAATTTTATCCGCTGGAAGTTGATGAACGCGGAAAAGGCTGGTGCTGCGGAGTTTTCCAGTGCGTTGGCTCAGGGGACGCCGATGCCAATTGCGATTGCAGAAGGCGGCATCGCCTTTGCTAAGGCTCTGGCGTTTGAGCAGGGCGGCACGATTCCGGGTGCCGGGGCCGTTCCCATCATCGGTCATGGTGGAGAAACAGTAGTCACCAAGGCTTTGACTGACCGGGTAAACGCGTCAGAGGGAAAGGGCAGCAGCAGCAAACAGGTTCACGCCCACGTCCACATTCATGCCACGGCTATGGACGCCGAAGGAATGGAACGTGTTTTGACCAAGCACTCGTCAGTTATCAACAAGCATGTGTCACACCAACTCCGAAAGATGAACAAGTAAGGCAATCATGTCCTACACCATCATGCCGACGTTGCCGCTTTCTATGGCAAAGGGACTGGCGAAATCTCCGAACTTCAATACCGTGCTTCAAAAAGTCGCAGCAGGTAGGGGAAACGCTTCTGTCTCGATGACGCCCTACGCGCTGTGGGATTTTGAATTCGACATGGACCGCATCACGGGCAATGAGTCTGCGGTCTCTTCTACGGTCGCTGCATTCTTGGGAACGATGATGGCGTGTCAAGGGCGCAATCAACTATTCCTGTTCACTGATCCGCAAGACAACAGCGTTGCGTATGGGAACTCAGGAATGTTGAACGTCACAGCAGGCGCTGCTTCACCAATGGGCGCATCCGGAGATGGAGTCTCGACTCAGTTTCAGCTCGCGCGCAGCATTGGCGGAGTGGCTTGGGATCTTATTCAAAATCTGAACGGCAGCATCCTCGTGCAAGTCAACGGCTCTGGGGTTGTTCCTGCATCTGTGTCGAGCACTGGCGTGGTTACGTTCACTACGGCACCAGCGAACAACGCAACTCTTCAGTGGACTGGGAACTTCTACTTCCTCTGCCGCTTCTCTGAGGACACGGTAGACGCGACTCGTTCTTACACGATCAACAGCAGCACCGATCAGTGGGACTTCTCGTCAATCAAGTTCAGCAGCGAATTTGTCTGATGTGTCACACACTTGCTGACACTGTGGAAACGTTATGAAAAGACTCATGTCTAGCACGCTGATTGCTTGGCTCGCTGCCAACAAGAACTGCATGAAGGCCGACCTCTTTGCCATCACTCTGCCTACAGGAACAGTGATGTATGCCACTGAAGGGCAGTTGGATGTGACTGTCGCTTCAGGTACTTCTGGGTGGACGGGCGCTACGACGACTTTCAAAGCGACTCAGTACGGGCGCTGGCAGCGTGGAGTCTTTACGAGTGAGGCTGCTTTTGATTTCAAGGCAAACACGATGGATCTTGTTTGCGTGCCGCAGCCCACTACGACGTATCCCGGTCTGGCATCGACAGGCATCTTGGCGGCTGCTGCAAACGGTTTGTTTGATGCTGCCTCGATCACAGTCTACACAGCTTACTTTCCCGCTGGGCTATACGGGACAATCCCCGCTGGCGGCATCGAGACGAAGTTTCAAGGCACTATCACTTCGGTGAAGGCTATCAACCGCGTCAAGGTTGAATTTGAGTGCGCCGATCCGCTCTATCTGGCAAACCAGAAGGTCCCTAACAGGACGTTTCAGCCAGCTTGCCCGTGGAGCTTCTGCGACTCGAACTGCACGCTCAGCGCTGCGAACTATACCGTAGCTTTCACAGCGAAAAGTGGAAGCACGCAGTACGTGCTATTGCCCGTCAGTGCCTTCTCGCAAGCAGCAGGCTACTTCACTGAAGGTGTTGTCACATGCACCGCCGGCAACAATGTTGGACTCAGCCAAACAGTCAAGTTGCATGCATCAGGGAACTTGACCTTGATGAATCCATGGCTGCTGCCTGTCGAGTCTGGCGACACATTCAGCGTCATTGCGGGCTGTGACAAAACAATGACCGCGTGCGGTGGCAGAGTTCAAGCAAACGGGACTGCGGTAAATAACCTCATAAATTTTGGCGGCACTCCTTTTGTCCCGCCATCATCGAGCGCCTTCTAAAAAAGAGACTTATGCCTCTCACAGTTGAGCAACGGGAAAAGCTTGTCCGAGAAACGCGCTCGTGGATCGGAACTCCCTACCGGGGATGGTCACGAGTCAAGGGGCCAAAGGGCGGAACAGATTGCGGACAGATTCTTGCTGGCGTCTACGTCAACACAGGCTTTCTGGCAGCAGACATCAACCTGCCGAAGTATTACAGCCTCTCAGTCGCGCAGCACAAAGAGTCAACGGAATATATCGACCTAATACGGAAGTACTTCGATGAGATTCCTGAAGCAGAAGTTTTGCCAGGGGACGTGGTTGTTTACAAACTTGGGCATGCATTCGCGCACGCAGCGCTAGTGGTGAGTTGGCCGACATTCGTAGTTCACGCATTCGCCAGAGGCGGAGTGCAGGGCGCATCGGGTGACAAGCACCCGCGCTTGATGAAGACGCAGAGAAAGTTCTTCACGCTGAAAAGCGAGTTCATTCCTGTTCAGAAAGTGGCTGAGTAAGATGGGCATTTTCGGTGGTAGCCAGAAAAAACCGAAGTCGGTAAACAATGTCCCGATGACGCAATCGACGCAGGGATACCCGATCCCTGTGGTTCTGGGACAGGCGAAGACTCATCAGTCACTGCTTTTCATCGGTCCCCTGCAGGAACAGGAAGTTAGCGGCGGTAAGGGCGGCGGTAAGGGCGCTGATTCCTATCTCTACTTTGCTATGGTCTTGGGCGCTCTCTCTGGTTCAGAAGTGAGCGCAGTCGGTAGCGTGTGGTCGAATCAGTCTTGGCTCTCCACTCAAGGCACCGCCGAAACCATAACGGTAGAAGCGAGCTATTCTCCACAGAACGCAGCGCTGCTCATCGCTGACAACGGCGTAACGCTCGCGAACACCTACAGCGAAACGTATACAGATTACGGACAGCCAGCTTCGACAGTCCTCAATGGGACAGACAACGCACCAATGCAGTTGGTGCCGTACAACTATGGTCTGTCGCCCGCTGCCAATTCAGCAGCCCTGACGACAGGTCAGTACTCCATCAGCACTGCGAGCATCGGAACTTTCACGCTGACGGCCGTAGCCAACGCTTCTGGCGGAAATACTGTTTACACGGGGACGTTCAGTTCTCCGAGCGGTGCGTCAAACGGGTTCGTTGGCTTCAGGTTCGTTGTTGCTGGTTTCCCAAACTCTGCGAACAACGGGACCTTCACCTGCGTTGCTTCGACAGCGACTTCGATCACGCTGAATAATCCAAATGGTGTCGCTCAGACGCATGCTGGTACGGCTGAGGATATTGGAAACACGTATCACTTCTCAGCCGCAGATGCAGGCAAAACAGGCGTTGTTTGGTACCAACTGAATTACTCGCTCTTGCAGCAGCAGGACATCGCTGTGATTCCGGCAGCGTCGATAATTAACGGCACTTCCCACCCCTACTGCATTCAGGTGAGCAACCAGTACACTCCAACGGAGAACATCAGCGTCCAGTACTACGGTGAGAACAATCCGCAAGCTGGCGTCACGCTCACACAGGTGTCTGGCACGCCCACTGCTGCGGGAACCTACCGCTTCTTTGCCGCCATAAGCAGTGGCGGCGCTTATTACACCTATTACCAGTTCTCAGCAGCAGACTTGAACCAAGAAGTGATGATGACGTGGACCTACACCAATCAGTCAGCAGTTGGACAGTCAGCGCCTGAGCTTATCAACTTTGAACTGATTGGCGGGGCTGTAGGGCAGCCTGTGTGGTCACCGTTAGAAGATGGTGGCGCGTGGAATCTTGGCGGCGGTAGCTCGAATCACGCTTCTGGAACACTGCCGGGAAATCCGGGGCAAGCACTCGCGTACACCGGAATCGCTTTCATCGGCTATGGTCCGATGTTCCTTGGTGAGTCGGCTCAGGTTCAAGACAATACTTTTGAAATTCTGACGCCTGACGCATTCGGTGGCGGAATCACTGACTGCAATCCGGTTCAGTGCATCTATCGCGTGCTCACCGATACTCGTTGGGGTCTGGGTAGCGGCACCGTGCCCTTCCCTGTCTCTGCTATTGACAACGGGTCCAGCGGAACGTGGGGCGGAGCGGCGGGAACGCCTGGGACTCGCACTGTGAGCAGCACTGCATGGAACTGGTTCGCCGCTAACAATTTCTTCATCTCGCCAAAGATGGACTCGCAGGAGTCAGCCGCGAGCGTGATGGGCAAGTGGCTTGAAGCTGGCATGTGCGCAGCCTTCATGAGTGAGGGACTGCTGAAGCTGGTTCCCTACGGGTCAACTTCAGTTGCAGATAATGGCTGCACGTGGGTTGGACCGCAGTCTTACATCGTCGCTCTGGATGATACCTGCTTCGTCGCTAAGGAAGGCGAGGATCCGGTCAAGCTGACGCGCTCACCGTGGCAAGACGTTATTACGAAAACGCAGATCGGATTTTCTAACCGCGCCAACCAGTATGAAGACGACGTGTGTCAGGAGTCAGATCAGGCAGCAATCAACCGCTTTGGTCTGCGCGTCGAAGAGCCCGTGTCCTTTGACTTCATCAGGACTCTGACCTCTGCGACGTTTGCTGCGAACATGCGCGTCAAGCGCTCAGTGAGCATTCGCAACACGTATGAATTCACTCTGCCTTTCATCTACTCCTATCTGGAACCGATGGACATTGTGACGATCACGACTTCCAGTGCGTGGGCTGCTGGACTGAACAACATCAATCTTGCTATCAACAATCTGCCTGTTCGCATTACGAAGGTGGAAGACGATCCGGTCGCGGGTCTGAAGATGACTGCGGAAGACTACCAAGCGCTGGCGCACGAACCCGTCCTCTTCAACAAGCAAATCAGCAGCGCATCTGTCCTCGTCAATCAGTGGGCGGAGCCGGGCAACTCTGAAGTCGTAATGTTCGAAGCGACGAACCGACTCTCGAAGCAGCAAGGCAACACCATCCTGATTGGTGCCTGCGGCACTACTGCACAGTGGGGAGGCTGCAACATTTGGGTTTCGCGCGACGACGAGAACTACACGATGGTGGGAACCATCGAGAACGCAGCACGCATTGGCGTGCTGGCAGACAGCTTTGCTGCTGGCTCCGATCCTGACACCGTTAATTATCTGGTCGTGGACCTTGCCGAGAACTGCTCTCCGCTGGATGCGGGTTCTAATGCTGATGCCGACAACGATGTGACGATGTGCTTTATCGGAAGCAGCACGGCTGAGGAAGTCATCGCATATTCAGTTTGCGTAGTCACCGGAGATAACCAGTATTCGATGGGTGATCCGTCAATCGGGGGTTACATCCGGCGCGGACAGATGGGCACCTCGATCAACTCATTCGCTGCGGGTTCCTTGTTCATGCGGCTGGATGACACGGTTTTTCAGTATCAGTACGACCCGACGTGGGCCGGTCAAACGCTCTATTTCAAATTCCAGAGCTTCAACCAGTTCAATAATAATGCTCAGCTTCTCTCGTCGCTGACTGCGACCACATTCGTGGTGCCCGGCCTGAATCCCGGCACGATTGATGCAAGCTCTGGTCTTGTCTTAACAGGAGCACCGTGGAATGGAGTTGGCGCAGGTCCGCTGGGCTGGACACCCGCTGCTACTGCAACCGGAGCAACAATCAACTATGGAAATGCCGGATACTCGGGCATGTCTTCAGTTCCGAGTGCGATCAGTTCTGGCTCTGGTTACTTCTACACCCGCTGGACAGGCTACTTGGTTCCATCAGTCACGGGTGAATACACACTCGGTATCAACAGCGGTGGTGGTGCCTCTCTGTATATCGGCGGCGAAGCTGTTGGGACGGCTAATCTTGCTGATACGACGCAGGCTCTGGCGTCGAATCTCAACTACGTACAGTCTGCCAAGATTCTGCTAACGGCGGGCATCTACTATCCCATCGTTCTTGAGTGGGCAGAAGCGACTTCGCTCGTAGCAACGTATGGAATTCAACTTCTCTGGACGCCGCCAAAGGGTTCAGCAGAGATTATTCCGACGACCAACTTCTCTGCTGTAGACACGAGCGTTACCGGAACTCTCAATAAATCGTGGTGGAATGGTTCAAGCGGTCTGTACTTTCCAGCAGGCAACGGGCTGATTGATCCTGCGAACAAGGTGCTCTATGGACCTCCGAATAGTGGTGGCGGAACAAACGTGGTGAGCGCTGTCACGGCATTTTCTAATGCAGTCATCAGTGCGCCTGCATCGGGTGCTGCTTTCACGGTCCCCGGATGGATCGTGGGGCAAGTGTGGTCTGCCGGTCAACAGGTTGTAATTTTCATTCCTTCCAAAGCCTCGTCCAATGAAGGCTACGAGTTCGTAATCGGAATGAACTCTGGCAGCAATCAGTGCTATATAAACGCTCTGTCGAGCCTGTCTGGTAACGCGGCAACTACGGCCGCCGGATATGCAAACTACGCAGCTACTAATTCAGCATCGGTAACAGGGTGGTGGAACTTCGCCATCTATATCGGCGCTTCTGGCTACATGGCGTGCTGGATCAACGGAAATCTTGCGGCGGATTGCACAGACACGACATACGCGCCAAACCCAGCCGCCGTTAAGTACGGGATGCAATCTGGCTATAGCACAGCGAGTAAGCTC